GGAAATGAAGCGATCAATCATGCCAAGACGACCGTTACGGAGCGGAGACTGGCTGTCGCCGGTAAGCGAAGCGTCTTTCAGTTCCGACTTCTTAATCAAGCCAGCCATACGAGCAGGGATGATAAGGAAGCGGTTCTGCTCTGGGCAGTTAGCTTCATCAAGAACGGTGCCCATGTCAACGACAAGGTCCGTAACTGAAGTCGTACCACCTGAACCGTCTTTAGAAACGGTAAGCGGCGAAGCCGTCGTGCCAAGATTGAACGCAGATGATACTGCGCCAGCAGTTGCACCTTTGTTGGTCGAAGCAATGTCTGGCAGGATATCGGTCAGAACACGCTGGTCGATCTTGATCTTCATCTGCTCGGAAGCATCTTTAGACCACATATCCATCAACTTAACGTCTGACTGAACACGATCAATGTCGTCTTCAACGCAAGCGAAGTATTCGCCTTTGTCGATAACAAGCTGAAGTTTCGGCTTGTCAGGGTTTTCGACAACAAGGCTCTGACCTTTGACATAGTCACGGATCGTGATGTTCGGGATAGTACGGATGTTAACCGTATCACCCTGGTTCTTGATCTCGCCTTCGTAGTCGGTATTAGCGATAGCCGCGAGGACCGTCGCATCGTAGAAGTTTTCAATAAGCTTGCCTGACCAAATCTCAGGGATAAAGTTCCCCGAATAATTTGGGCGGCCAGCAGAGACTGGAAAAGACATGGACTAGCTCCACTTAACCTGTTGCGACTATGCGATTTTCCCGCTGTGCAGCGAAAATATCGCGTTCAATTCGGTCGCGTTCGGATTCCTTACCTCGATAAACTCCCTTACGAACATCGTCGAAGAACTTTTGAATGTCCTTCGGAGAGTACGTTTTGGTCTGATCCTTCGATGGAGCACCGTTTCCACGACCTCTACCCGGAGCAACTTGTTTATCAAGTTCGGACGCCGCTGCGCCCCGAGGTGGTTGAGCAACTTGTTGACCATTCATTCCCTGCCAAGCATTGAAGAAATTTGCGACTCGGTATGCGTCCATGCTCCGTTGAGCATCTTCAAGATAGGACTGCCGCGTAACCCCGGTCAGCGGGTCTACTTCCATGAGCCAATCTAGAAAGCCCTGATCTGCATTGATATCCCGCCAGTTGGGGATCTTTGTAGATAGTTCTGCCCAGAATGACTGCTCAGATGATAGCGCCTGCTTTTGTGCAACCTGTTCGACACGAGGAAGAACATTGACCTGCATCTGCCGGACCATATGTTCCAATTCCGCGATCTTATTGTCGCGGGCTGTCAGTGATTCTTCGGACACACGTCGCATGACCTCAATAGAATCACCGTATTCCTCAACGTCTTTGTCGGTTATCAACTTTCTATCAGCGGCAACAGCTGGAGCCGAAGGCGTAGATAGAGTTGAAAGCAACTGCTCCATCTGGGTAAGTCGTTGGTTCAACTGTTGATTCTCAGCACGAAGCCGTACTGTATCAGCGTTGTACATACCCTGAAGTGTTTTATACCGTTTCTCGTAAGTCTCCTCGTTATCCTTGTTACCCGTAGTCTTTTGCTCGTTAAGTACGGGTGCAGCTGCAGTATCTTCGGCACTGTCGGTTTGCTGAACACTCTCTTGCGTCTGACCTTCTGGCTCTACAGCAACTTCAGTAGTTCCAGTTTGGGTCTTCTGCTCTTCAAAGTGTTTGGCTACCACCTCAGACTGACGACGAATCTGCTCAGGTATGGTCATAGAACGCTCCTCTCGGTGTGCGTGGTTAAATGGCTGCTATCTTTTGCGAGATTCTGCTGCCATATCAGGGGCATTTTGCACTAGTTTATATATCTCTGTCAACACTTGGCAACGCCCTTGAGCCAAGTGAACAGCATCTGGTCCAACATAAGGTAGCTGATCTATCTCACGTTGCCGCCATTCAGTTATCCACTCAAGAATAGCTGGATGGGACCGAGAGATAGAAGCCCATTGTTGAAGAAGCTCTGGAGTGGGACGAATCAAGCAGCACCGCCCTGTGGGCGCGCAATCGCTGCGCTCATACCACCGGCAGCATTACCAGCTTGATCGACTGTTGCACCTTGAGGTTGTTGTGGTTGCGCTGCTTTCTGAGCCATCTGCACCCTATCAACATACCCAAGTTTTTCACGTGATGGGACAATCTCATCAACTGGCATTTGCAGACCTTTGGCAATCTCACGGAGAATCGCTGCACGCCCATCTTTACCAATGATGCTCATGTCTACTTCGTTAGCGGTGGCATTAAGGAACTCAACGCGACGAAGGTTAACTGTTTCTTTAACTGCTAGGTTAACTGCACCACGTGGGATAATTTGCGCATCGCCCTTAATCGACTCATCCGCATCGTAGCGCATATTGTATACAAACTGCCGCTCAACAACTGGCATAATAATGTCGTTATCAATGTGCATCACAACTTGGCGAATACCCTTACCAGCTGAACCCATAAGCATGGACAGCCCCGATGCGGTACGACCCGCGCCCTTAACATCTACGTCGCCATAAATATAAGACGGTATGCCTGAGTGATCGTCAGCCAAACGGCTAAACCGTTCATAAACAGCCATTAGCGTATTGGCATTATCGTTAGGCTGATTAAACCGTACGGCTGGAGCCGACCCACCTAGTGGGTCATTAAGGACCTGCCAAATCTTCCATGGGTGCATCTGGGTAATATCCTCATTAGGAGGAATACGTTCCAAATTGACCTCGACCTGTGGGCCAGAAGCAATACCCATGTTGTTGACAAGCGAACGAGCCGCTGCATTACAGATATTCTGTAGATCTTCTATGATCTCAGGAATGCCACGGCCCCAAAATGCACCGGGAGTCTTAATGAAAGATGTTTTAGCGTAAGGCTTTTCACCTAACGGATCGTAATTCAAAATTGCTTTGATAACGTAGTTACCAACAAGCCATATGTTAGCATCATACTCGCGCGCTTCATCAGGCACATCTTCCTCAGACATACCCCATTCACGAAGCATAGCACCGCTGACTTTACCCCAGAACTCAAGTGCGTCGAACATATCCGTTGGACGCATCTCGGTATAGAACTTACGTTCTTCTTCCTCACGCTGCTGAGTAATGGTCTCCGCAACCCAAGATTGACCCGGACCGATCTCCAACACCTTACGAATAGCCTGATCATCGTAACCGGGAACGCCAATCAAGTCGGCTAAAGAAGTACGACTCAGCTGGTGATGTTCAAAAAGATACCCGTCATTGATCCGAGTGATACCCGGTTCTGGGTAAATACTGAAAGGACTTACCCTCTCAAATTCCGGTGCAAGCCTCTCGCTCGCTTCGACAATAGTCTTACCATCTGGACTCTTCGCCCATCCCAAGTGTCGCTGGCGACGGACAATAGGCCCCTTAACAAAAGCGCAAGGGAAAGTGACAAGATCAGTAATGAACTCATTGAAAGCCTCCGACCAACCGCCTTGGGCAAATTGATCGTCGATCTTAATCTTCATTTTGTCAACACGCATTTGTGCCGACTGTAATGTACGGAAACGTAACTCTTGTGAAACAACTTCTTTTAATTCAAGCAGTTCGGTCTTAGTAGGGGCCATACCAGTTGCTTGAATAATTTCAACAACTTGCTCAGCAAAGGCTACTTGTAATTCTTGGCTACTCTCAGGTGACAGTTCTGGAATAGGTGTCGGCACCATATCCCACGGAGGTGATCCATTATCCATAAGGATATCACGAAGCCAACTCTCTGCTGCACGGCACTTTACTTCCGTAAGCATCATGTAAACTTCGGACCCACCTTGCTGCTGGATCGCATTCAATTTATCTGCTTCATACTCACCATTGCGCTGCCGCATGGCTTTAAGCATGATATGTCCGATTGGTTCCCGTGCAATACGCGCGGCATCCCAACATTCTTTTAAATAAGCAGAAAGTCCTAATATAACAGAATCTTGCTGTCGCGCTTGTAGCTCTTGTTCCATGCGTTCGCGTTCAGCTTTATCAAGCTGTTGATTATTCACAACGCGAAGAAGACCAAGTCCAGCCATATTAATCTCACACTACTCTTACACAGTTGGAACGTCAACAGGATCTCTCGGCCATTGAACGCTCGTTACTGACGCGATGAACGCATCAATATCCGTGGTTGCTTCCAGATCTGTGATCGCTAACTGGCAGGTTGTCCGCACAGCTTCACGATAGGATGTCCAGTCAGCCGGAACGGCGGTGCCATCTTCCTGCTTGCGGATGATGAGCCAATCGCTCGGCAGCAACATTGTGTAAGCTGTTTGCTTAAACTGCGCTGTCCAAGTTGTTTTAAGTCCGGCTAGGTCTTTCGGGATAGCAGTCCAGCTACCGTCATCATTAGGCCCGCTAACCCAATAAAATCTGTCGTCAGGCCTTGGTTGCTCAACAACTTCTGTAATGCCAATCGCTGCGCGTTCTTCTGGCGTTGCTAGGCGTAGCCAGTTGGCAGGATATGCTGTGCCATCGTGTTCAAAGGGTGTGTCAAGCGGTAGGATGCGTCCGTCAAGTAAAAACATTATCGTGCCCTACTGATTTTAAAGGGGTTTTCGGCAAAGGCTGCGTATATATATGTGCCGCCAGAAGCATTATCGTCAGTACTAGAGTTTCGTAATTTAAAACCATTAGATAGATAATCAATTCCGTTTGGTTGCGTAAAACTAGCTTCGGCCCCTGAAGTATTAGGAAAAAGACCTGCAACGCTAGAATTATATGTATCTCTTGAAGTATCTATAATTTGCCAAGGGCTAGTAGTATCAATCCGTTTTGTCATAACAAACCTTGGTCTAAATCCAAGATAAACAAACGGCCCATCTGTCGAACCATTTCCTGTATATTTTCCAAAGGCGCTGTAACTAGCGACGGGGGCAAAACAGTAGGCAATATATGTAGTTGCGCTATTTATAGCGGGGTCAGTACCAATAGTAAAAACAGATGAATTAGGAGCAGTCCCCCATATTGATGAAGCAAGTATCTGAGCATCTGCTGTATTAAATCGTAAAAAATAAGATGCTGATGTTAGACCCATATGCCAAACAGGCCAATTAAAACCTGCGCCAGCAGTTCTACATTTTGCTATAATCAAACTAGGCGTTACGCCAAGCCCATGCCCTACAGTCGCACTCCCTGCAATTCCAGTATAAGCAACAACACTAAAACCAGCCGCCACATTCGCGCTTACTGTGCTAGCTATAGATGGCGTTGAGCCGTAGGCGTTTACAGCAATGTTAGAGGTGCCGTTGCCGCCTTTCCATTGCCACGCAACATAAGTAGCGGGGCCAGTTGTATTATTGTATATGGTATCAGATCCGACTGTAAAACCAGACGCTGTAAAAGCCGTTAAGCCATTCGTATCTGTCGTTTCCGCAGCCGTTGAGGTAGACACAAGAGCTTTAGTCGTCCCCCGAACAGCGTCAGTAAGTTTATGATCGGTCGCAGCCGAACGGCTTTTAATCCAGACCAGATCAGGCTGGAATGTCGTGCCAAGCGGATTATTACCGCTATTTGTGCTTGATGTTGTTACTGTATTAGGCGCGGTTGCACCTTGATACGTCACCGCGGCCATATACTGCGCGCCGTTGAGGATCGTCGGTGTGGTCAGATTCTGGGTGTTAAGCGCCAGGAAGCCGGATGGTGCCGTATATGTAAAAGGTCTCTGACCAAAATTTATAGCCGTTGGCTGTGCGGTGCCGCCATTGTCCCCGGAGGCTGCAAAATATGGCCCAGATGTTAATCCTGTAAACGCTGTTCCTTGCGACGTTCCATTTTTGTAAAAAGTAAGCGTTCCAATATCAGCATCAAAAGCAACGCCTATGACATCGTTAGTTGTAAAAGTCGCACCATAAGCAACAGGAGAAGCATTGTTATATTTATTTCCATTTGCGCCGTAATAGGCCCACCCGAAAGCATTTTGCCCAACATATTGCGCGGTGTTTGCCGCCGCTGTGGCTATGCCAAACATGCATGCTGTTGATTGCGGTGTAAATTCCCAATACCATTTGCCTGATGTCATGCCAAATGTAGAACGAGCGACACCCACTCCGTTTGTAGATAAATTCCCGTTAGACAATACGGTGCTAGAGAATTTATCAAGAAAATTAAAGACGCAATAATTCCCGATGTCTCCGGTAGCATTAATCGGGCTATCAATCATAAGGTCGTATGTTGTGCCGGAGGATGCTGTGTTAATATTGTTTAATACCCAATTATTACCCCTCCCAGAGCTATCCTGCCCTACAACATAGTTATTCCAAGGAGTAGCAGTTGATGTCGTTACTGAGCCGGTATTGGTAATTGTAAGTGCGTTGGCGCTATTATCTACAACCGTTGCGCTTTGTAACGTTAGTAATTGCGTATTAGTAACCGCCGTCAAAGGTGATGTAGGAGGCGTAAAGTTAGATGTGTAAAGCGCAGTTCCTTTAATGACGCGAACATTAGAAAGAAGCCCGTTAAATGGATTAGTGCCTTGCACTCTAGCAAGAGCAAATTGATTGGCGCTTTGATAAAGTGACGCAGAACTTGTAAATGTGTCAACTTGTGTTCCATCAACAAAAGAACGCCAAGTGCTCCCGCTTCTTGTGAAAGCTATATGATACCATCGGCCAGCAGTTATTGTCGAAATAACAGTCCTACCATTGGCAATATCCCAACCGCCTCCAGTGCTACTAAGATATGTTACAAATGCGGTTCCAGCTATATAGCCAAACAGACCATCATACAGTCCTGTTCCCGGCCCCGCAGTAACAGTTCCAGAGCCGTTCACTATTACTGTGGTGTTCATCCAATATTCAATAGTAAAATCGCTTGTTCCTAATCCAAGCCCTGCGTTGGTAGCTGTCGTTAGGTATTGCGTAGAACCGTTAAAGCTACCAGCAAAAGACGATGTGGCGGTTGCACTAAATGGCAAATAAAACGAATTGCCCGTATAGCTGCCCGTATATCTAGCGGGTTGCCAGACGCCGTTGCTATCGTAAGCGCCGAATGAGCTAGGCGTTAATGCTTGGCCGTCGATGAAATTTACTTCGGCTAGGTAGCCGTCGAAATAAAGACCACTAGTAAAAGGTTGCCACGAAGCAAGAGAATGCGCTACCGCGCTATTCATATATGGGCTGCTGTTTTGGGCAGCATATGTCGCCGTTGAAAACGCTGTTATTTGCGCGCCATTCACATACAGCTTAATTCTATTGGACGCCGTTGCTTGCGTCGTATCGACCGCCATAACTATATGATACCAAGAACTTGGGTCTCTAAACACTTGCGTCGTCGCAAGTGAAAGACCGCCAGCGTTGATATCGTAAACCGCCAATCCCGCCGATGCGCTAAACTCAAGCGCAAAGTAGGTAGTTCCCGCTGAATTAGAGGCTACAAATATACCTTCGCGCGAAGCCGGTATTACGCCTATTTTAAGCCATCCACTCCAAGTAAATATTCTATTGTTTGTCGGCGTCCCGAACGTCCTATTCAAATACGCGCTTGCAGACGAGCGAAAACGCAAACTCTTACTAATGGTGTAAGCGCTTGTAACTGCCGGAGTGAAGAAAAGATCTTTAGATGAAAGCATTACGGTGTGAAGTTTTGGACAGCCGAGCCATACCAGTTCGTGCCGTCTGAGAAGAACGAGATAATGTCCGCGCGGCTAAGTGTAGCCGTGATCGTCGGAGCAGTGCTTGCAGGCCATTTGACGCCAGTAAATGTCACAGTCGTAGCCGTGCCAGAGGCAGGCTGACGAACGATCAGAATGAAGGATTTACCTGCGGTGGCTGTTGGCATTGTAACCGTTAGAGCCGTAGCCGATGTCAGTGTCAAGTTCTGGAACGTGCCATTGGCAAGATCAAGCGTTACCGTAGAGGTAACAGTGCCAATGTTGAAATAAGTCTCAACGTAGTTCGTAACAGTTGGATTGCTCAGTGTTGGCGTCGTGGCGAACACCAAAGAACCTGAACCTGTCTCGTCAGTAACCGCCGTAGCAAGGTTGGCTGACGATGGCGTGCCAAGGAAGGTTAATATTCCTGCGCCCGTTGTCGTTGTAGAAGGCGCTACGCCTACACCGCCACCAATAACAAGAGCATTAGCGGCAAGAGCCGCCGAAGATGCAAGCGTGCCAGTCGCGCTATAGTAAAGAACGCCGCCTGACGTGCCGCTGGTTAGCCCTGTGCCGCCATTAGCAACTGGCAATGTGCCGGTAACGCCAGCCGTTAGGCTGATTTGTGACCAAGATGACGTGCCAGAACCATTTGTTGTGAGCGCATAGTTGGCCGTGCCGCCGCTTGTAGGAAGCGTAAATGTCCAAGTCCCCGCGCTTGCCGCACCTTGAATAGACACAGTCCCCGCTGTAACACCATCAAGATTGAGAATACCTTGTGTAGATCCAGAAACGCCGAGTTCAAAGGTTCCTTTAGTCGTGCTAAACTCAGCCGACTTACCGCCGCTTGTATAGATTGAAAGCGGTAGATAAGTGCCTGTGCCGTTGATACCTGACACCAACTGAACGTCCGTAGAGGCGTTCGTTGTTATCATTATCTTACTGGCATTAGTCGGATCAGAATTGTTAGTAGCCTGCCAAGCAGCGCCTGTGCTATTGCCATTAGGCAGCGCATAAATACCAGTCGTGCCGTTTGTTGTGCTTGTCTGGAAAGAGAAACGATCTGCGACTGTTGCATTGTCAAAATCAGCTAAGAACCGCGCGGCTGTGCCCGTGTGCGTCTCATTACCGCTAATCGTTGGCGTTGTAATCGTTGGCGTTGTAATCGTTGGCGACGTAGAGAACACAAGGTTTGTGCTTGTTGTGCCTGTAGCGCCCGAAGCAGTATAACCCGTAATGTTGTTGAATGCGCCGATTCCAGCGGTGCCTGTGGCCGTGCCGCCTTGTGCGACAGCCAAGAATCCACTGCCGTTGAGGACAGGTAAACCGCTGGCGCTATTTGTGTTATAGCTTATCGCAGTTAAAACACCTGTGCCAGTCGTCGTGCCAGATAGCGTGTTTGTTCCGCTATAATATGTGATCTGACCGACTGTGCCAGTGTTGATCGTGCCTGCCGCAGCCGCAGCCCATATGGTATTGCCAGAGCCGTCAGTCTGAAGGAATTGGTTAGCCGAACCGTCATCTGGCGGCAACGTCATTGTCCAAGAGGCAGTATTGTTGCCCGACGCTATCGACACTGAGTTAGCACTGGATGAGTTATACAGCTTCAGTGCAGCCGATGTCGTAGAGGCGACACCAAGCGACATGGTAGCCGTGCCGGTGCCATTTACAAAGGTAAAGGCTGCATCACCACCAAAAGTGCCTGCATTATTGAACTGAACCTGCGTGTTTGAGCCGCCGGGTGAGCCACTGCCACCGCCGCCACCTGCCGCCCATGACAGAACGCCGTTAACGTCTGTCTGAAGATAGTAGCCGTTGACAGGCGCAGCCGCTGGGAAGGTCAGCGTGTAATTAGCCGCTGTCGTATTCGATGATTGCAGCGTTACCGTATTGGCGCTTGTGTTGGCTAGAACGAGTGTGCCGCGTGTTGAACTAGACGTGCCGAATGTAACCTGAGATGTAAATGTCGGGCTAGTTGCGAATACTAGAGGCCCAGATCCCGTCTCATCAGTGACAGCCGACGCGAGATTCGCGCTCGATGGTGTGCCGAGCCATGTAGCAATACCAGTGCCGAACGATGTAATGCCAGTGCCGCCAGATGCAACCGCTAATGTGGCTGATAGTCCAGCAGCTGTTCCCGTTGTATTCTGATTGAATGTCGGCCAAGTAAATGTGCCAGTAGAAAAGTTACCGCTCGTCGGCGTTCCAAGCGCAGGCGTAACCAATGTTGGGCTAGTCGAAAGAACTACGTTACCCGAACCAGTGCTTGTAGTTACGCCGGTGCCGCCGTTGGCTACCGGCAATGTGCCAGCTACGCCAGATGTAAGTGGAAGTCCTGTTCCGTTCGTTAATGTAATGCTTGAAGGGGTCCCAGCATCGCCGCCAGAATAAATGAATGTACCGCCGCTACCGAAGTTAACAGATACGCCATCATTACCATTCAGCGTAATTGTATTGTTAACTGAGAACGTCTTGCCTGCTGCAATAGCAATCGTTCCATTCGAGCCGAATACAAAGTTCTTTAAGTATTGCGAGGTGACATAATAGTTCTGACCTGATCGAGCGATGGGAATGACATCGGCAGCTTGAGAAGAGCCGCCGTCTTCAAGTTCAGAAATCTTAAGATCGGTCATAAAATAAAACCTCTAGGCGCTACCTGAGCATACCGTAGAGAACTCAGATATGCAAACAAAAAACCCCGGCGGCACAAGGGGGAGGAAACACCGCCGGGGTAGAGTCTAAACTAGAGGCAATGAACAACCGGGAGGTTCGTTCACCGCTGGTAATAACATGAGTTAAACCGCCTGTCTACTAAACGCTGCGTAACGCCAGCGTAAAATCAACATTGTCGCTCGTGCCACCAGACACCGTCGGCTTGATGTACACAGCGTAGATGTTGATCTGCTGGAACTGTGCCGCAGCCGTAGCCGACACCGTCGTGCCACCTGAGTCTTTGAGATCCGTCCATGTTGTCCCATCGTTGCTGTACTGCAGCTTAGCCGTCGCCCCACCAAACGTCCCATTAATTAGCAAAGACGCAATGGACCCGCTAGGCACAGTAAACTTAAGCGGCGTATCCGTCGATGTGGTGATGCCCGTCCACTTGACAATAGGCACACCTGCAACAATCGACACAACTGGTGATATATCAGCCATTTATAACTCCTTATGTCCACCCAACGGCAGACAGAGGCTTGACCTCCCGCCGAGCCAGCAATGTACCACCATCCGCAACCTGAGCAACGTGCAACATGAGATACTGCAACGCCTCAGCCACGTG